CAATAGACTAAGGATTTTTGATCCTTCTATGGCAGCTGACCCTAGCAAACCTCTCATACATAGACTAGTTAATACTAAGATATGGTCTGTGGAAGACACATCAAAATGGATAACTGACGAAAATGAAGAAGGCAGTTATGATTATGATTATAAGGAGATAAAAGATGAAAAAGAAAAGCACAGTAAATAAAGCAGGGAATTACACAAAACCTGGTATGAGAAAAAAAATTTTTAATAGGATTAAATCACAGGCTTCTCATGGTACAGGTGCAGGTAAATGGTCTGCAAGAAAAGCCCAAGCACTAGCTAAAGCATATAAGAAAGCTGGTGGAGGTTATAAGTAATGTTAGTTTTTATTAAAAAATTATTAGGGATAGATGATTTAGAAAGAAGAACTAGATTATTAGAAAGAAAAAATTATTGGAAGGAAAAATATGGCACTCGCAAAAAGTCAACGTAGTTTAAAAGCATGGGGAAAACAAAAATGGAGAACGAAATCAGGCAAGAAATCTTCAGAGACAGGGGAGAGATATCTACCAGAGAAAGCTATCAAGAGCCTATCATCTGCGGAGTATGCGGCAACGACAAAAGCAAAACGCCAAGGAACAAAGAAGGGCAAACAGCATGTGAAACAACCAAAAGGAATTGCAAAAAAAGTAAAACAATATAGGAGATTTAGTTAATAATGAAAAATGGTATGAAAAAAAATGGTATGAAAAAAAATGGTATGAAGAAAAAATACAAAGGTTTTTCTAAATTACCAGAAGGTGTACAAAAAAAAATAAATAAAAAACTAGCTAAGAAAGTATAATGAGAAAAGGTTTATATGCTAACATCCATGCTAAAAGAAAGCGTGGTGGTAAAATGAAAAAGAAAGGTGCTAAAGGTGCACCTACTGCTGCAAATTTTAAAAGAGCAGCTATGACAGCAAGGAAAAAATAATGGCTAAATCACCAGCATGGCAACGTAAAGAAGGTAAGAATCCTAAAGGTGGCCTTAATCAAAAAGGCCGTGACTCTTACAATCGTGCAACAGGAGGCAATCTAAAGGCTCCTAGTAAAAAGGTTGGCAACAAGAGACGTGCTAGCTTTTGTGCGAGGATGAAAGGGATGAAAAAGAAACTTACTTCTGCTAAAACAGCTAGAGATCCTAACAGTAGAATTAATAAAGCACTTCGTGCTTGGAACTGTTAATATAAAATAAAAAAAAAGGGGAGCCGTAAAGACTCCCCATACAGGCAACAACAAGGCATCTAGAGTATTTACTCTGGGTGCCTTTTTTTTTGATCTGCTTGATATAAAAAGCTATAATGTTTGTATAATTTTTTTAACATCATCTTCTAATTTTTTTCCTAAAGAGTTAGCATGGTTAATTATTGCAGCACAAAGATTAGCTTGATATGGAAAACCTTTTAATGCTTCCCTAATCTTACCAACAGGTTTACCTCCATAATCAATTACTATAGAATTTTTATCGTTTAATCCAATCTTTAATTCAAACAATAAACCTGTATAAGGATCTGTATTATTTCTTGTTGCCATCCTTTCCTCCATCTGACTCTACAAGTTTAAGTGTAGTCATTATATGCATAAGAGCATATACTTCAGCATATGGTCTACTCATTAGGTATTTCATTATATCTTGTAATGATTTTGAATCAATTACATATTGTTTTGGTTTTGGTTCCATTTTTACCTCCTATTAAAATGGTATATCATCCTCATTAGGATAATGTTTATCGATCATTGTTAATTTATCTTCTGCATCTGCTATAGCTTCTAACTGTTTATCTATCTCATGTACAAACTGTGGGTGTTCACCTATACCTACAGATTTATTTATATACACTTCTATAGTAACTTTAGCAACACTTATATCTGCTTCATATCTTTTTTTTAATGCTTCCATAAACGCATCTTTCATTATTCTGCCCCCTTAAATTGATAGTATTTATTTTCTACTAATTCTTCATCATCTAGATAAGGATTAGTTTTAGCTGCTATAGATTCTCTTGCATCTCTAATAGTTTGATTTAAAGTTCTACCTCGTTTCAAACACCCTGCAACAAAATCTTCTACTTCTATTATTGCTTGTTTAACTTGCCCCATTACTGACCTCCTTTATTAATCTATTTAAATACCAATTAGCTTTTTGTAAATCTTCTAATGGCTCTCCTTTAAATTTATATCTAGAAACATATTTTAAAACATTACCTTTTAAATATCCATGATATTCATCACTAGTCATGCAATCTCTGATAACTTCTATAGTTTCTTTTTTACCATGTTTATAATGTGATGGAGAATTTACATTCTCATTTTCATATGTTTTATCTTCATCACGAATCCACAAAGGTATCTTTTTATTTTCTTCCATATTTTCTCCTAATTGTATTATACTCTATCATTTCTAAATCGTACTCTCCTT